ACAGTATGCAGCCGGGAACGGTTGACATAAAATTCGGGAATTTATCAGAGCAGGCGCAGCTCTTGGTGGATTCCTTTTTTGTTGGGCTTCGTTTAATCGCAGACGAATACCCGGAAAATGTAGCGATCTGAAAAAAGTGACCAAGCTTTGATGTCATAAAAAGCTAAGGAAAAAACGGTCAAGCTAAAGACCTAAAAATAAGGAGAAATGAAAATGAAAAAGAAGAAATTTGAATTGCAGCTTTTCGCTGAAGCAGAAGGTGCTGACGCTGCTGATCCCGTACCGGCTGAAGGTAATGATAGTGGAGCAGCGACAGACAAGGAAAAGGCAGCCAAGGACACCAAGACCGGCAAGGACGCAGAGGAAAAGAAATACTCTGACAAAGACCTTGACGACATAATCGGCAAGAAGTTTGCAAAGTGGCAGAAGGATCACGAAAAGAAGGTTGAAGCAGCAGCTGAGGAAGCCAAGAAGCTTGCGGAAATGAACGCACAGCAGAAGGCTGAATATGAGCGTGACAAGCTTCAGCAGGCAAATGACGAGAAGGACAAAAGAATTGCTGAATTTGAGCGTAAGGAAGCACTTGCGGAAATGACAAAGACAGCCCGCAAGATGCTCACTGACGAGGGAATTTCAGCGCCTGACGAGATTTTGTCAAGGCTGGTGACCACTGATGCCGAAGAAACAAAAGCAGCCGTTGACGGCTATTCTAAGGCTTTCAAGGAAGCCGTTGAAAATGCGGTGAAAGACCGCTTGAGGGGCAAAGTCCCCACAGCAGGTGCAGGCGGCATTCCTACCCCTGTAACCGAGATCGAAAAAAGAATTAAAAAATACGAATAAGGAGTAAATCACTATGAAAAAGATTTTCAATCTTCAGCTTTTCGCTGACGGTAACAACAACGATTCCCCTGTAAGAAGCTATCAGAAGGACTTCAAGGGTCTTCTTCAGGCAGTATTCAAGAAGCAGTCCTACTTCGGTGACTTCTTCGGCGGCGGCATCGAAGCGCTTGACGGCGTTCAGCACAACGAAACCGCATTCTATGTAAAGACAAGCGACATTCCCGTTATTTTCGGTGATGCGTACAACAAGGACGAGAACACCGCTTTCGGCACTGGCACAAGCAAGTCCAGCCGCTTCGGTGAGAGAAAAGAGATCGTGTATAAGGACACCCCCGTCAATTACTCTTGGGAGTGGACTTTCCACGAAGGCATTGATCGTCACACCGTAAACAACGCTTTTGACACTACCATTGCAGACCGCCTTGAGCTTCAGGCACAGGCTAAGACTCAGCGCTTCAATTTGAAGCACTCTGCATTCATTTCCAGCGTTGCAGGCAAGACCGAAACACTCAGCGGCTACACTGAGGCAGCTGTTCTTACCCTTTTCAACAATCTTTCCAAGTACTTCACCAATATTCACGCAAACGGCGTGAGAGTTGCAAAGGTTAACTCTGATCTTTACAACGCTATCGTTGACCACCCCAATGCAACAACCGGCAAGGGTTCTACCGTAAATATTGACGATAACAACATCGTTAAGTTCAAGGGCTTCATCATCGAGGAAGTTCCCGATGACGTGCTTCAGAGCGGCAATATCGCTTACGCATATATCCGTGGCGTTGGTAAGGCGTTCACCGGTATCAACACCGCAAGAACTGTTGAGTCTGAGGACTTCGACGGCGTAGCACTTCAGGGCGCTGGTAAGGCTGGCGAGTATATCCCCGAGGACAACAAGAAGGCTGTCGTTAAGGTAAATATCGGCGCATAAGCCAGCAGCTAAGAAAGCACAGAAAGGGTGAAATCTAATGTTTAAGGTTGTAAAAATGTTCGCAGACCTTCAGGACGGCAACCACGTCTATAATGTCGGTGACGCATATCCCCGTATGGGCGTGACCGTCACTGACGAGCGCCTTGCTGAGCTTGCGGGCAGCAACAACAAGCAGGGCACGCCCCTTATTGTTGAGGTCAAGGCAGCAGCTAAGAAAGCACAGAAAGCAGCCGAGTAAGGGGGTGCTTCTATGCTTGACGAATTAAAGGAATTGCTGGGTATAGCGGTAGATGACACAGACTGCGACAAAAAGCTGAATATCATTCTGAAGCATACCACAGCACGCTTGAAGCTGCTGCTTGGCAACATTGACCCGCCCGAGGAAATGAGCCACATTATTATTGAGGTTGCTATAATGCGCTTCAATCGTATTGGCTCAGAAGGGCTGTCAAGTCATTCTGTAGACAGTGAAAGCCTGACATTCAGTGACAGCGACTTCAACGGCTTCGCTGATGAAATACAGGCTTGGCTGAATTCGCAGAAGGAAAGCGCACGGGGAAAAGTGAGGTTTTTATAATGCGTTATGATACACCCATATTCTTTCAACGTGTGCAGCCCGGCGAATTTGACGCCAACACGCACAACTACGGTGAAGACAAAATCATCGAAGTGAAGAAGTACGCAGACGCCATTGACACCAGCACAGAGCAGCTTCAAATAGTTTATGGCACTATCAAGCAAGGCAGCGTGACAATTCACCTGCAAAGACCGTACACGGCAGCGTTTGACTATATCCGTATAGGTGACAAGCGCTACCGTGTAGACCTTGAAAAACGGCACAGATGCTTCATAGCAAGCGAGGTGCAGTGATATGCCAAAAATCAAATTTGAAGGGCTTGACGAGCTTGAAAAGAAGCTCAAGGCAAACGTGACGCTGAATGACGTGAAGCGTGTTGTGAGCCAAAACGGAGCTGAGCTTCAAACAAAGATGCAGGCGAAAGCTGACTTCAAAAAGGGCTATCAAACCGGAACAACGAAAAGAAGCATCGGGCTTGAAATCAAAGACGAGGGGCTGACCGCTGAAGTCGCACCGGAAACCGAATACGCACCGTATTTGGAGTACGGCACACGCTTTATGGAAGCGCAGCCCTTTGTTCGCCCTGCTCTTGAAGATCAGGCAACACAATTCAAAAAAGATATGCAGAAGCTTGTGAGGTAATTTCTATGGAATATATCACTGATCCCCAGCAGGAATTATTTACACTGCTGAAGCTTGGGCTTGAAGCCCAGCACAATGACGTATATGACGGGCTTATGCCGCCCGAAGATACGCCATATCCCTTTATATATTTGGGCGATAGTCAGGAATCTGACACCGACACCAAAAATGCCGTGTATGGCAGAGTACATCAGACCATACACTTCTGGCACAATAACCCGAAGCAGCGTGGCACTGTGTCGGGTTTGATCTTTAATGCCAAAAAGCTTTGCAAGAATATAGGGCGCTCTGCTCATTATTCGTGGGAAGCAAGGGGAATGACTTCAAGAATATTCCCCGACAATACCACCAAAAGCCCGCTGCTTCACGGCGTGCTTGAGGTGGACTTCTATTTCAGTTAAGAAAGGAAAATACAAAATGAAAAAGGTTTTTAATTTGCAGATGTTTGCTGAAGCAGTAAGCGGCAAGAAGCTTGTCTATCTCTACCGCATACTCAAGAATGCAGCAACCACAGCAGGTGCAGCTCTTGCATTCACCACCGAGAACAGCAGAACCAAGTCCAGAGATGCGGACTCAACCGAAACCAAGGACGGTGCTATTCGCACGCCCGGAGCGACTGAGGTAGAGATCAGCGCAACTTCCATTCTTTCCAAGGGTGACGCACTCATTGACGACCTTGAGGACGCTATGGACAACGGCGATATTATCGAGATTTGGGAAGCTAACCTTGACGAGCCTGTAGGCACGGGCAGCAACAAGTTCAAGGGCGCTTACTATCAGGGCTATCTTACCGAGCTTGAGAAGTCTTCCAACGCTGAGGACTTCGTTGAGTGTGCGCTCACCTTCGGCATTAACGGCAACGGCGTAAAGGGTGAGGTCACTGTTAGCACTGAACAGCAGGCAATCGCAAGCTACGTCTTCGCAGACACAACTAAAACAGGAGCTTAAAAGGGGTGATCTAATCACCCTTTTTTTGTGAAAAAAAGGAGAGTAAAAAATGTTTGAATTAACTATTAACGATAATGTCTATCAGTTTAACTTCGGTATGGGCTTTTTGCGTAAGATTGATCCTATCGTAACAAAGCCCCTTGATGACGGCATAAAGGGCAAGGTGCAGAACCTTGGCTTACGTTATGCTGTCGGCGCACTTATAGACAATGATCCGGAAATGCTTGTTGACGTCCTTCTTCTTGCCAACGAGGGCAACACACCCCGCTTGCAGAAGAAAGAGATCGAGAGCCATATCGAAAACGAGAATACCGATCTTGACGCACTTTTCGAGGAAGTGCTGGGTTTCTTAAAGACAGCGAATGTTACAAAGAAGACCACGCTGACGATGCTGGAAGCGGTGGAAGCGGAGCAGGCGAAGGCGGCAGCGAGTCAGAACGAATAAACTTCACTGAGCAATACCGTGAAATCGCCCTTAATTGTTTTCGATATTTGGACTTCAAGAGCTTTGCAGAGGTTGACCGCTTGACCATTCCCGAATACACCTTGCTAATGGAAGCAGTGCAGCTGAAACAGGTTGACACTGACTACCGGAATCATTTGCAAGCCTTTCTGAATTTTGCCGTCAAGGCAGAAAAGAAAGCGGGAAAAGGCAAGACGAAGCCTGTGTATAGGAAATTCAAACAGTTCTACGACTACGAAGACGAGGTTCAAAAAATCACGAAAAAAGATAAGGGAAAGAGCCGATTTTCCGGTATCGGCAAATTCCTAAAGAAAGGAGTGTGAATATATGTCAGAAAGCTATTCTGTTCGTGCGAGATTATCAGCACAGGATAGCGGGTTCACTTCCACTTTTAAAAGAGCTTTAGGAACAATGAACAATCTGAAGTCACAGGTCAAAAGCGGTCTTGCTTTTGGTGTGCTTCAGGGTGTAGGACAGGCGGCTTTTCACAGCATCACAAGCGGCGTGAAGGGGCTTATCAGTGAAATAGATTCATCTAACGCTTCTTGGAAGACTTTCACCAAGAATATGCAGATGATCGGCAAGAGCGACAAGGAAATTGCAGCCACCAAAAAGGAGCTGCAAGACTTCGCACAGAAAACAATCTACAGTTCAAGCGATATGGCGACCACGTTTGCACAGCTTGAAGCGGTAGGCACGAAGAACACCACGAAGCTTGTTAAGGGCTTCGGCGGTCTTGCAGCAGCGGCTGAAAATCCGCAGCAGGCAATGAAGACCTTATCGCAGCAGGCAACGCAAATGGCGGCAAAGCCTAATGTGGCTTGGCAGGACTTCAAGCTGATGCTTGAGCAGACGCCAGCCGGCATTGCAGCTGTAGCAAAGGAAATGGGAATGACCACTTCCGAGCTTGTTCAGAATGTTCAGGACGGTAAGGTATCGACTGACAAATTCTTCGATGCAATAGCGAAGGTCGGCACGAATAAAGCCTTCACAGAGCTTGCAACCGAAGCAAAGACAGTAGGGCAGGCTATGGACGGCTTGAAGGAAACAGTCGGCAATAAGCTCACACCTGCTTTTGAAGTGCTGAACAAAAAGGGTATAAGCATCATCGGCAAGCTTGGCGAAAAGCTTGAAAAGATCGACGCTTCAAAGCTTGCAACGAAGGTCAGCAATGCGGTTGAAAAGATCAGCAAATACTTCAACGCAGCGAAGGAAGCATTCTCAGGCGTAGGCACAGAAATATGGGGAGCTATCAAGGAAATCGGCAAAGCAATTTTCGGTATGGAAGGGGCTTTCGGTTCGACAGAATCAATCGAGGGCTTCAAAAGTGCAATGCAGGGCTTGGCTAACTTCCTGAAAAGTGTTGCTGGCTTTGCCAAAGATCACGCAAAAGAGATCGGAACGCTTATCAAGTGGCTGCCTGCAATCGTTATAGGCATAAAGGGCTTCAAGATAGCTTCGGCTGTTGCGCCTGCGGTATCGCTATTCGCTAAGGGCATTGCCGGGCTTGCTGCCAAGGGAATCGGCGGCATAGCTTCAAAGCTGCTTGGTATATCGAAATCACAGAAAACTGTCGGCACGTCCAGCGTGACGAGCGGCACACAGATGCTGACCGCTGCGAAGTCTTATGCGCTTATGGGCGTTGCGGTGCTTCTCATAGCCGCAGGATTCGCTCTGCTTGCACAGTCTGCAATAGCTTTGTCTAATGCGGGCGGTCTTGCAATCGGCGTAATGGCGGGGCTTGTAATAGCCGTGGCGGCGATTGGCGTCGGTATGGCGCTTCTTCTGAAGTCGCTTGCGCCTATGTCGGCACAGCTTATGCCCGCAGCTATGGCAATGCTTGCTATGGGTGCAGCTGTTCTTTTGGTGAGCGCAGGCTTTGCTATTCTTGCAGTGACTTCAATAGCTCTTGCTAATGCTGGCGGCGCTGCTATCGGCGTAATGGTCGGTATGGTTGCAGCTGTAGCATTGCTTGCAGTCGGTGCGGTTGCTCTTGCACCCGCTCTGACAGCCGGTGCAGTCGGTCTTATAGCCTTTGGTGCTGCTGTCCTTATGGTCGGCGCAGGTCTTGCTCTTTGCGGTGTGGCGGCTCTGTTGGCGGCAACCGCTTTGACAATGATTGCTGCGGTTCTGCCTACTCTTGCAGCTTCAGGCTTGCAGGGTGCGCTTGCTATCACCGCCCTTGGCGGTGCTTTGGTGGTATTTGCTGTCGGTGCAGCTGCTGCCGGTGTTGCTTGCGCTGTTCTTGGTGCAGGCTTGCTTGTAGTGGGTTCTGCGGTCATCGTTCTTGCGGTTGGTGTGCTTGCCCTTGCGGTAGGTATAGCAGCGGCGGCTGTGAGTATGGCGCTTGCTGCCGCCGGTCTTGCACTGATTAACCTTGCACTGCCTAAGACAATTCAATACAGTGCATCTGCTTTGGCGGCTTTGACTGTTTTGAGCGCTGGGCTGCTTATTTTGGGCGCAGGTGCTTTGGTAGCTGGTGCGGGGCTTACTGTCCTTGGGGCAGCTGCTTTGATTGCCACGGCGGGAATTGTAGCCTTTAGCGCCGGAATGATAGCCGGTGCTGCTGGTGTTCTTGTAATGGCTGCGGCTCTGAAGGGCGTAAGCTCACAGATGAAGACCATATCGAAGAATGCAAAATCGGCGCAGAGTTCGCTGAAGTCAATGCAGAGCGCTGTCAAGGTTGTTGAAAGCGGCTTGAATGCTCTTGGAAGCAAAGCAAAATCCGCTATGAATAAGCTGAAAAGTGCTTTCGATGATACAGCAAGCAAGGCGCAGTCTTCCGGTAAGAAGGTTGGTGAAGGCTTCACAAACGGCTTGATGACAGGACTTAGCCAAGCACCCACAGTGGCAAGAACAGCCGTTGCGGCTACTGCTGCAACCCTGAATTCAGGCTACAGCGGTGCATATAGCGCAGGTGCTTTCATCAGTCAGGGCTTTGCACAGGGAATGCGCTCTTGCCTTGGAATTATACAGTCCGCTGCGGCAAAAATGGCAGCTGCGGCTGATAAGGCAGTAAGGGCAAAGGCGAAGATCAACTCACCTTCCAAGGTCGCAGACAAGCTGGGCTATTGGTGGGGCACAGGTTATGGCAACGGCTTGCTTGATACGGCAAAATACGTATGGGACGCAGCTGAAAAGCTTGTCACAGCACCGAAAGTCGCAACACCTGACCTTGCTATGGCATACAGCGGCGAATTGTCAGCTGATTATGACTATTACAGGAGCGCTGAATACACTATCGAAGTTCCTCTCACTCTTGACGGAAAGGAAGTCGCAAAAGCTACGGCTAAATACACGAAGGACGAGCTTGACAAACAGCAGTCGAGAGATAACAGGAAACACGGCAAAATATAAAAGGGGGCAGTGACAATGTATGAATTCATAGATACAATCGAATCTTCGGAAGGTACGTCACTGCCTTCCGAAGCCGTAAAAATAAACGGCGAATATATTGAAAATCAGATCGAAGGCTACAGGACATTGACGGTTGAAGGGCGTGAAGCTCTTTCACCTGAAATTTCTTTCTTTGAAACAGGCATTCGTGACGGTTCTGTAAAGAAAAGCAAGAGATACCCGGCAAGGACTATCAGAATCACCTATCAGCTTATAGCGCAGACGAATGAAGAATTCCGTGCTGCTTATAACAAGCTGGGGCAAATCCTTGATGTTGAGGACGCTGAGCTGATTTTCAATGATGAACAAGACAAATTCTTTAAGGGCACGCCGTCATATATCGGTGAAGTCCCGCCCGGCAGCAATGCCGTCATAGGTGAGTTTGAAATCCTCTGCCTTGATCCGTTCAAGTATTCCGTTGCGGAGTACGAAGCAGAGCCTGATCTTGACAGCGGCAGCATACTTATAGACTATAACGGCACATATAAGAGCTTCCCGACACTGCGGGCTGAATTCTACAAAGAGGACGAAGCCAGCGAGGACGGCGCAAGCGTGAAAGCTCTGACAGGAAACGGCGACTGCGGATATGTCGCTTTCTTTAATGAGGAAGAAAAAATCATACAGCTTGGCGATCCTGACGAAGTGGACGGTGAAACGGCGTATGAAAAATCGCAGACACTAATCAATCAGAGCTTTGAAAAGAGCAATAGCTGGGGAACGGCGGCGCAGTCGCTTTGGCGCTTGAATAGCGGCGTAACTTCTTCAGATGCGGTCAAGCAGACGGGCACGCTAAAAATGGGCGCTGCTTCGTTCACGAATCCGATGCCCGCATACAGTGATTATTTCACTATTTTGACCGCTTCAAGCACAGCAAACGAGCCTACAGTCAATTACAAAGTTATGGCGTGCTACGATAAGCGCACCACTAACAGCGTGCGTGTGACTGTAAGTGTTAGGGCTTCGCTTGCCGAAAATTCAAACTATATCGGCAAGGGCTATGTTATAAAGGCAAAGGTTTCAATCGGCGGGCAGACGCACACGTTGAATATTAAGACATCGGATTATTATTGGCGTGGCACAGCTGCGCTCACACGAAGCTTTACAACCACGCTGAGCGTAGGACAGTATGAAACCACGCTGACCGGCATAACCTTTGAAGCGTACCGTGATGACAACACCGGGGGCACGGCTGGCACTCTTGCAGCAACAAGGTGCAGCAATATCAAAATAGCTGCATATCCCGTTCCTGAGCCTGACACCTACTACTTGACTAATGCCGATTATGGCAGCGGTACAGATTGGCACGGCGCAGGTATTACAAGAGCAATTCCGGCTGACGCTGCGGGCGTTGTCGGTGCAGTCAATTTCAAACTGAGCTATTCACAGAAAATGTGCATAGGATCAGGAAGCGGCGCAAGCAACCAGCTTGGAGCTTTTCAGGTGCTGCTTGTAGATGCAAGTAAAAAGGTCATTGCCGGTGTGAACGTCTACAAAGGCGGTTCAGGCAAGACAGCGAAGCTTCGTTTTTACGTCAACAGCACCGTAGTGGAAACCACGGAAATTGACCTGTCCTATAATAACAACTATTTCAAAAAGGGTAAGCAGTCGAGCATCACCAAGAGCGGTCAGACTGTAACCTTCAATATTTCCGGAATCAGCAGAACATTCCGTGACGAAGCTATTGCAACAGCTGCGGTCACTGAAATGACAATCACAATGACGAAATTCGGCACAAAGACACCGCTTGAATACAACGGTCTTTATTGGGTGAAGTTCGTCAAGGATAACTGCGACACTTGGCGCAATATCCCGAATAAATTCAGCGCAAATGATGTCGTTGAAGCTGACTGCAAAAACGGTGAAGTCTACCTGAACGGCGTATCTGCGCCCGCTTATGGTGCGCTGGGTAACGATTGGGAAGGCTTCTTCTTGACGCCCGGCTTGAATCAGATCGGCTTCTCTTATTCCGAGTGGGTAGAAGCTGCCTGTGCGCCTTCGTTCAAAGTGAGATATAGAGAGGTATTCTTATGATTATTTACTTTGCAGACCGTGAAATGCGTATCTTAGGGCACGCAACAACGCAGCTGCGTGAAGGGTACGTCATAATTGAAGACCTTAAGACTGAAGACGTTGACACCGGCGTTGCGTCCTTCAACTGCGGCATAGGTTTTAAAGATGAAAACCGTGCGAAGCTTGAAGAAATGACCTGCGCCGGTAACTACCTGCTGAGAAGCAATGACGGTGAAAATGAATTTTACACGATCATTGACAGCGAGGTTGACACCAAGAATAAGCACATTTATATCTACGCAGAGGACGCCGGGCTTGACCTGCTGAACGAAAGAGCCGATGCCTATGAAGCAGACAAGTCACAAATGGCGCTGTTCTATGTCAACAAATATATAGTTGACAGTGGCTTCGAGATCGGAATATTTGAAATCCCGACAACCGTGACAAGAAAGCTGAAATGGGAAAGCGAATCATCTGTCACCGAAAGGCTTGCAAGCATTGCAACACAGTTCGGCGGCTATGAAATATCCTATTCCTTTGATATAAAGGGGCTTGAGGTCACGAACAAATATATCCACTTCCGAAAACAGCGTGGAAAAGACGAGGGCGTGCAGCTTCGCCTGAATAAAGAGGTTGACCGAATTATCACTACAAAGACCGTTGCTAATTTGGCAACGGCTTTTGTTTGTGAGGGTGCAATCCCTGACGATGCTGAAAAGCCTATCACGCTGAAGGGCTACACCTACGATGACGGCGACTTCTACGTTGACAGCACGGGCAAGCTGAAATCCCGCAAGGCTGTCGAAAAGTGGAGTCGCTACGTATGGAATAAAGAGCCGAACAGGCTGAACGGCTACGAAGGTCATATTGTCAGACCTTATTCGTATAACACTACAAGCCAGCAAGAGCTTTGTTCCCACGCTGTCACAGAGCTGAAAAAGTTCTGCGATATGGAAGTGAATTATGAGGTTGACATCACAAGGCTGCCTAAAGGCGTCAAGATCGGTGACAGAGTGAACATCATTGACGATGCCGGGGAGCTTTACCTGTCAACCCGTATTTTAATGCTTGAAACGTCCGTTATAGACAATAAGAGCACCGCCACGCTTGGCGAACATATCATCAAGAAAAGCGGCATAGCGCAAAAGGTCGCTGATCTTGCTGCTGAATTTGCAAAAAGCACGCTTTCGGTAGAGAGAGCGCTGACCGTTGCAAAAGCGGCAAAGGAAGAAGCAACTGAAGCGCTTGAACAGGCTGAAACGGCAGCAGGTGAAGCAATCGCAGCGAACACCGCAGCTGAGGAAGCACAGGCAGCGGCTGAGGTTGCAAAAGCTTCAGCTGTAACAGCTCAGACAAAAGCAACGGAAGCAGAAGCTGCTGTTGACAGGGCTGAGCAGAATGTGCAAAGCATTAAAGACTCTGTTGACTTAGCAGAAGCGGCAGCAGCGCAAGCAAAAGCAGCAGCTGCTACGGCAGAGGTAAAAGCAACCGAAGCTTCAACAGCTGCAATCAAAGCGGCAGAAGATGCAGCCGAAGCGGAACAAGCTGCCAGCAATGCACAAACCGCTTCGGAAGGTGCTGTTGCCAAGGCAGACACTGCTATAGGAACAGCTGACGATGCCAAAAGCGCTGCGCAGAGTGCTTCAACAACAGCCGCAGCTGCCAAGCTTGACGCAGAGCAGGCAGAAAAGGACGTTGCTGCTTTCGGTGCAAGCCTTGAAACATACAGGGCTACAATGGAAGCAGACTATGCCCGGAAGACTGAGCTGACCGAAACCAAAGCAAGCTTGCAGTCGCAAATCACAGCAAATGCAGCTCAGCTTGAAATCACGCACACAAAGGTTCTGACAGTTGATGAAACCGCAAACGATGCCAAGACTAAGGCAGAAGCTGCACAAACAGCAGCTGCATCAGCCCAAGCTCAAGCAGATCAGGCAACGGCAGACGCTGAAGCTGCACAAAACGCAGCAGACGAAGCAGCCGCTGCGGCAGTAAGCGCTCAGAACGAAGCTGACAAAGCTAAAGCAGCAGCTGCAACAGCTCAGGGCGTAGCGGATAAAGCCGAAGCAGACCTTGAAGCTGCAAAGGCTGACCTTGCAACCGTTCAGGGCAGAGTCGATGCAACAGAGGAAGAAATTGCAGCCGCACAGCAGGCTGTAGACACCGCACAGGCAGCAGCAGATCAGGCTAAGACAGATGCAGCCACTGCGGCACAAAAAGCCACAGCGGCGCAAAATACGGCTGACACAGCGGTCACAAATGCAGCCAATGCACAGACCACCGCAACGAATGCAGCGAATGCAGCTTCTGCGGCACAACAGACCGCAGACCAAGCCAAAGGGGAAGCTTCCGCAGCACAGGCAGCCGCAGATGATGCAGCAGCTACAGCAGCAGCCGCTCAAAGCACGGCAGACACCGCCGTTGCAAATGCAGCAGCCGCTCAAGCAAAAGCAGACCAAGCAGCCGCAGACGCAGCCACAGCTCAACAGGCTGCTACAGCCGCAGATGCAAAGGCAGCACAGGCACAAACTGAATTGGACACGGCGAAGCAAAACCTTGCTGACACTGTTGCAAGGGTAGACGCTACCGAAGAAGAAATTGAAGCGGCGCAGGCTGCCGTTGAAGCGGCGCAAGCAGCTGCTGATTTGGCACAGTCCGAAGCAGAAACGGCACAGGCTACAGCTGACACTGCCAAGGCAAATGCTGCCGCTGCTCAGACCGCTGCAAACACCGCCAAGACCGCTGCTGACAATGCACAGCAAGCAGCAAACGAAGCAAAGGAAGCCGCTGACAAGGCACAGGCTGACGTTGACGCCCTTGTTGTTCGTGTATCTGCTGCGGAATCGAGCATCACCAAGAATGCTGATGAAATCCTGCTTCGTGCGAAAAAGGTCGAGGTTGAGCAGGCTGTCAATAATATCAATGTCGGCGGCAGAAACCTGCTTGTATATAACACAATAACAACGCCCGGCGGTAATTATGGACACCAAGACCTTAGAGCCGATGCGCAAACCGGCATAATAAGCGGAACAGGTGCGTACTATCTTGCCTTTGACGCAGTGCTTTACCCGAATACAGAATACACGATAAGCGCAAAATCGGTCACTTCAAGCGGGGATTATACGAATTATTGCTCTGTAGTTATTTACGATTTTGAGAACAGCAAGGGAGTTCAAACAGTCGGCTCAATATCTGGAAGCCAAAGAGCGTTGACGTTCACCACTGTGGCAGGTGTAACCGATAAGCACACATTGCTTGTTTACGTGTCAGGGGCAACGTCAACAGCCTATGTCATAGAAGGCTTAAAGCTTGAAAAAGGCAACAAAGCAACCGATTGGACACCCGCACCGGAAGACGTTGCACAGGATATTCTTGAAGGTGACAGGACGGTGCAGGACGCTGTTGACAAGACAAATATGCGTGTAGAAGCCGCCGAATCACTCATTCAGCAGCTTTCTGACGCTATCAGAATGCTTGTAACTGACGGAAACGGCACTTCTTTGATGACACAGACAAGCACCGGCTGGACGTTCAGCACCAAAGCAATTCAGGATCAGGTTGACAACGCTTCTTCGGGGCTTAATAGCTTGCAGAAAGAAGTCGGGGATACCAACAGCGCTGTTGAAGTCTTGGAAGCTGCCGTCAAAGACCTTGGCGTGCTTGCCGAATATATCAAGATAGGCACTTACACCTATACTGACGAAGACGGCAACGAGCAGACCGAGCCGAGCATTGACCTTGGCGAAACTGACACGGGCTTCAAGCTGAAAATCACAAATACAAGAATTCTGTTCACAGACGGTGCGACAGAGCTTGTCGAAATAAACAGTAAAAACAAAATGCTTGAAATCGAAAAAGCAGAAATCAAGACCGAGCTGCAAATGGGCGGCTTCGTATGGAAGATCAGAAGCAACGGCAATTTAGGTCTTATGTGGAAAGGAGTGAATAGCTAATGCCAGCACCTTCAGGAACAGTCTGGGGCAGTATTGTAGGCGATTATGGAAGAATCGGTATATATACAAGCCTGACGCCTTTGAGCACTTCCCCGAATACGTACTACAACTTGAGCGTTGAAGTGTGGTTTTGGAGCAAGTATTCTGTTTCAGATTCTTCAAACACGCTTTACTATGACAACCTTGCCATAGCAAGTGAAGCTACAACGAGCAAGGGCAGCGTTTCACTCTCAACAACAGTGGCAAGCGGTGAAGGCTGGTCAACATCAAATCAGCAAAAAATCGCTACCTATAGCGCAGGCTACAACTTAGAAACTTACACACAGACACGTTATTTAAGGGCAAGGCTTTTGAATGTTGATAGGGTAGGCGGCGAAATGAAAGTTTATGCCGCTGTCACTATTCCCGCACTGCCTTCGTTCACAATAGCTTACAATGCCAATGGCGGTAACGGCGCACCCTTAAGCCAAACAAAATATTATGGTCACAGTATAAAAATTTCAACCGCTGTACCGACAAGAACGGGCTACACCTTCAAGGGCTGGGCTACTTCGGCAAGCGGCGGTGTGGCTTATGCGTCCGGCGCAACTTACACCGCTAATGCAGCCGTGACACTTTATGCTGTATGGCAGGCAAACACGTATACCGTTTCTTATGATGCAAACGGGGGAACAGGAGCACCGGGAAAACAGACAAAGACTTACGATGTTACACTCGCCCTTGCAACCACAGTGCCAACAAGAAAGGACTATACATTCAAAGGCTGGGGAACGTCAGCTTCGTCAACAACTGTTGCTTATACAGCAGGGGGAACTTATACAGGCAATGCAAGCATCACGCTTTATGCTATTTGGGAGCTGACCTATGCAAAGCCTGTTATATACAACCTTGCTGCTGTTCGATGCGACTCAGAAGGAGTGGAAACGAAAGAAGGCACATACGTCCTTGTTACATTTGATTGGAAAGCTGTTACTGGCGCAAAAAAATACGAGATTGTATGCCTGTTAGAAGATACCGAAGTGAACAAAGCTCACGGTACATTATTAGGATCTGATACAAGCGGAAATGTCAGTTTAAAAATTGGCGGCGGTGCGCTTGCCGTTGATATAACGTACACCATTGAAGTAACCGTTGATGACTACTCAGAGAAAACAACCGTAACCACAACGCTTGCAGGCACAAAATTCCCTATAGACGTTCTTGCTGGTGGCGGCGGTATAGCTTTCGGAAAAGACGCAACGCTTGAGGACACCGCCGAATTTGAATATGACGCACAATTCAACGGAAATGTGCACGGCAACGTGTTTGGCTTGGGTAGACTGCCGGATCTGGATATGAGATTGCCTTCAGGCGGCGTGCAGGAAGGTGGAAAAAGCTTCAACGACTTCATCGAAACAGGCTGCTACGCCATTTACGCCAACGCCGATATGAAGTATTTCAAGGATTACCCCGGAAGTATGGTTTGCGGACGTCTTGAGGTATCATCTGCAAACGGCTACGGCTACAAAGATAGTGAATGGACGTATTTGCGGCAAAGGTGGATTCCATATCAAACCAACTACCCGATATATGAAAGGGACATCACCCGTGACGCCAGCAATAATTGGACATACGGCGAATGGGTGCAGACCACTCTTTCAAAAGCTGCCGCACAAAAGGTTTACTCAAAATCTGCAATCACAGTTGCTCTTCCTACTAATATGACGCTTGGAGTCGTTAACACTTATACGAAGCTGAGGTTGACAGCTTTGGTTGCTTCAACCGGCGACAGGTTAACGCAGAATAGTGGGGTAATTAAAGTCGGAGCAAATATTGATTATGTAAAAGTAAGCGGTCTAGCTTTAATCAAGTGCGGCTCTACCGCAGGAAACCGACACGTGCGAATTCAAAAGGTATCAGACGGAACGACAACTAACGTTGCTTGGGCGTGTGTATATGGTACAGCGGCAAGCAATATACCTTGTTCACTACCGCCCGTTATTGTTCCCGTCAAAAACGGCGATCTTTTGCAAATGGTCTTCTATACAAGTGATTCTGCTGACCAAAATTCAAGCGGTTCAGCTTCAAATGGCGTGCAAACCTATTTGACCGTCGAAGAATTATAACAGGGAAGGACTTTGACAATAATGAACGAGCTTACACTTATAGTGACACTGATTGCTGAACTCAGTGCGCTTGCAGGCGTCATTATTCCCGTCATAATCAGCGTTAAGAAAATCGCAAACGGCACGAAATGCCAGCTGCGAAGCGAAATGCTAAGAATTTATTATCATAACCGAGAAGCGGAAAGCATTCGCCAATATGAGCTTGAAAACTTCATAATGTTATATGAAGCATACAAAGCTCTGAAGGGCAATTCCTTTATTGACAGGATTTATAAAGAGGTGCTTTCTTGGGAAGTCACAACCTGAAAGGAGAAACGAAATGATAAAGAATTTTAAAGGGTGGATCAAAGCAGCCGGAATCAGAGCTGCCAAGACTGTTGCACAGACGGCGCTGGGAACAATCGGCGGCGGTGCAATAGTGCTGGGTGATGTCAGCTGGGGCGTTGTTGCTTCAGCTGCGGCTTTGGCTGGTGTGCTTTCATTGCTGACAAGCATTGCAGGCTTGCCGGAAGTGACAACCACAGACGAGGAATAAACCTAAATTAAATAAGGGAACGGCAGTCTTTCGGGGCTGCCGTTTTTTCTTTTTACTGAAAAAATCAATCTTTGCTGCAAAAGATTATCACTGTACTGACAATCTTTGCTGCAAAAATTTCAATTTTGAAGGGATAGATGACAAATGACAATCAAAGCATATTCAAAAGCGAAGGACGGAAACAAGAAGCTTTCTACCAATTTCAAAGTTAAAGAGTTCGCCTGCACTGACGGAAGCGATCCTATTTTCATTGACTCAGAGCTGGTGAACGTATTGCAGAAGATCAGGGCGCACTTCGGCAAGTCAGTCACTATCACGTCAGCCTATCGCACACCGACAAAAAACAAAGCTGTCGGCGGGCAGACATATTCGCAGCACCTATATGGCAAGGCTGCTGACATAAAGGTCAAGGGAGTCACACCGAAGAAGGTTGCAGCCTATGCCGAAAAGCTTCTCCCGGCAAAGGGCGGCATCGGCACTTATAGCACGTTTACACACATTGACGTCAGAAGCACAAAAGCCCGCTGGAAAGGGTGAAACTATTTTCTAAATAAACATATATTTTTTCCAAATAGATTTTCTTATTTGGAATTAGAAAAGCACCACCGGGAAGCCCCGGCGGTGCTATTTGTCAATCTACAAATGTCTTTCTTAACACGTCCCAAATTCCGAAATATTCACCGTTGACGGTGACTACGATCCGCAGGGGATCGAGAGGGGGGCGAAGCTCTATTTCCCCCTTGACACCTAATTTTTCAAGTGCTTTTATAATGTCTTCATTGATTGAGTTTTTCATACAATTCTTCCTTACTTATTATATCTTTAATATACAATTCAAGCAGCGTTTCAACGTAGACCGCTTTTTTCTCTTTGTATTCTTCTTCGGTGATCTCACCGCTTAGCAGCTGCTGCTCTAAGTGTCCGAGCGTGTTCATATCGACAACAGCCCTTTCTGTGCGTTTTATGTTGTACTAAACACACAGTACCATTCGGTACTGAAATTTAAGCCAACATACAGGTTAAAAAAATACAACGTCTTTCAGTTGTCCTGCGTCATCAAGAACAAGTTCCTTGATATATGCTCTCCAAAAAGCTTGCTTGTTTTCCTTCGTCAGAGCGCCGTATAGCTCTTTCCAATCGCTTTGTAGTAATTCCTCATATTGAGATAGGTCACGGGCTTCTATCGGCTTCAGGGTGCTTTCTGCGTTTTTGATGCGCTCTGTCAGCCTGTCATATTCCCGGTCATACTCAGCGTCAGGCATATCGCCTTTTCTGTATATTCGATTCAGCCTGTCACGCTCAGCTTTAAGAGATTTTAATAGCTCTGCTGCGTGACTGCTTGCTTCACGTGCATCTTCGATTTGACAGCTCTTGACATATACGGCAACAAGCGAGTCAAACTTTTCAAGAAGCGCTGCTTCGAGTTTTTCTTCATTCGGGCGGCGTTTATATGTGCAATCTTTGTCCCTGTTATGACCGACACAACGATAGCTTCGGTATTCATATTCACGTTCATATCGGTAGACTTTGTTGCCCCTTTTTTGCGTTGAAACGTTGTTATATGTTCCTGCCATTTTTCGCCTACAAATAGGGCAAGGAAGTAAACCCGTAAACAGATACACCCTGCGTGTTTTTGTTTCCTTGACGTTGTTCTTCATAATACGCTGAAGCTTATGCCACGTATGCTCATCAATAAGCGGCTCACAATAGTTTGGGTTGCCCCTGTAGTAGCCGTATGTCTTTGTGTCGGTTAACAGTCTTGCCATTGTGTTATAGGATACATTGGTGTTATACTTATCTCTGATGTATTCCCAAGCTTTTTTCTTGTTATGATGTATCAGAACGTGGTTTATATAGTCCATATTCATTGTTTTTTTACTCTGATCTATCACAACACGCTTTATGCCTTCGCTGTCCTTTTCTACAGTGTAGGCAATCCCTTGACCTGCCGAACCGGTAAGCGGCTGACCTGTTCTGATCTTATATTCATTGACTAACTTTATACGCTCGCCGGTATTATCTGCCTCGTATTCAGCCATTGCAAGTTTCTGAGTCACCCAATATCTACCGGAAGCCGTTGTCAAATCGTATCGTTCTTCGGTAGCAGTCCACGTCACTTTGTTGATGTCCAATATCTTTTGACATTCATAGTATTCGCCGACAGAACGGAAATATCGGTCAAGCTTGATAAATAGAATTCTGTCAAACATACCTTTTTGAGCGTCGTTCAGCATTCTTTGCAGTGCCGGGCGGCGCTTTATGAGTTTTCTGCCGCTGACGCCTTCATCTTCGTACCATTCAACGATCATAAGCCCGTGCTCTTTAGCATAGCGGGTCAATGTGTCACGCTGAGCATCTAAAGATATGCCGTGCAGCTTCTGCTCTTGAGTCGATACACGAACATAGCAGGCAACTCTTTCAATCTTCATAGTCACGGGGTCTTGCACATACTGCGCCGTAACTTTTTCTAACATTTCTTGATCCATTTGCTTCACTCCCTTTGTTGTATTTTCTCTTATGATGTACTGCGCTTTTTGCGGCATCACCACCTTTAATTAAATAGGTTGTTTTTCTCATTCACTTGATATTGATGTAAGTTTGTTGTAGAAGTCGTGCACAGCAACAAGCTTTTTTTCGTATTCGAGCTTTATGTTAAGCAATTTGATCTCGTTTTCTAAAGCGGTCACTTTGCCTTTTTGTGCTTCAAGGTCTAAGTTTGCAATAGTTAAGCCGCTTGTAAGCACTGCGTTTTCTTCAGTGAGCCTATCAACTTCAGCCTGAAGGGCAACAAGGTCTTGACCACCGATAACTGCGCCACTTTCACCGAATATCTCATTCCAACTACCGCCAAGCGCACGTATGATTCTGCGCACAAGGTCAACGCCGGGGTTCTTGGCTTTGCCTAAAAATACATTGGAAACAGATTTTTCAGCCAAACTTTCTTTTTCAGCTATTTGCTTAACTGTCATATCTGACCGATTTTTTAATTCTATGAGGTTAATGAGCCACTGTTCTGCCCCTTCGGGTATACTAATTTGCTTATTCATCTGACATTTTTTCCTTTTGTATGGTATTTTTTGCCCTTTATAGGCGCAAATTTGGGTGTTTAATTGACAAGTTTGGGTATTGAATTTAGTGCTTTAGTGCGTTAAAATGGTATCAGAATTGATGAACGGATTATTATAAACTGTTCAGCCATTCCTCATATTCCTTGCGACCACTATAGGCGGCAATAGAGCAACGGCAGCCTTCGTGCATCGGCGGGGCGTTAACGCCTATTTGAAGCTTTTTCACAGGGTAGTGCTTCCCGTTAAGCTCACCGCACACGCTGCAACAATCACTGTTCGCTATAAACGTATATTCTTTGAAGCCGTTTCTGATAAAGCTGTCACGCTGTTCCATAATCTGATCAGCGGCTGAAATGACCGGGCGTGAAGATTTGCTGCCGATCTGTTTTTGTTTTGATGTTACACTCTTATGTTTCTTTTTGTCACGCTTAAAGAGTTCATCAAGTGAAGCTGAGTCAATTCGCTTTTGCAAGCTATTCAGCTTGTCTTGTGTTTTAGTAATCCAATCCAGCAAGCTCATAAAAATATAAACCTTTCTTTGATATAATAATTACTTTGGTAAAAATTACAGATTGATAGCAAAATTTTCAGATAGTACAATAATTTTTGAAGAATAAGCCAAACAAATGTTTGCCCCGGATAATGAAAGGAAGATCCCCTATGGAAAAAGAGTACATCGCTGAAATTAACAACCTACTCACCTATGCAGACGCTGATCTCTTAGACTTTATTTTTCAGCTGCTTAAAAAGAGCGTCGAAATCCCGATCAGTCCTTCAGAAACGCATCTACAACCTGCATAACGCTTGCAAGCTGTACGGCGTCAAGGCGGTTCAACTTTTCAACTACAGATAAAAAATTATTATCACTGCGCATTCTGAGAACGACGTCTGTCTGGGCGTCGTTCTTTTTTTGTACCTGTTCCCAGCACATAATGTCTGCAACAGTAGTGCCTAATACTTCGGCAAATTTAACCACTTTGGACTGTGGCGGATCTATTTTACCGCTTTCAATTCTTGCGATCGTTGATTTGTTTGCATAACCCATACGGGCAGCTAATTCTTGCAAAGACCAACCTTTTTCTGTTCTGCGCAGTTTTATTTTTTCACCGACTTTCATTATTCGCACCGCCTTTCTACCTTATTATACAATAGCGTTGCTCAAAAAGCAATAGTTTTTTGAACTTTTTTGGAAAAACCTATTGACATTTATCACAAATAGTGTTATTCTATGTTTGCGTTGCTCGACAAGCAACGATAAATGTAACGAAAGGAAAGAGAAAAAATGACTAATGTAGCATTACTTGATGAAAAAATCAAGGAATCGGGCAAGAAGAAAAGTTATCTTGCTGAGAAAATCGGTATGTCGAGGGCGAGCTTTAGAAGCTATTGCCAAGGAAAAAAGGAGTTCAGAACCAACCACGTTCAAATTCTTTGCGAAGAGCTTGGCATCGCTGATATAGCAGAAAAGGAAGCAATTTTTTTTGCACGAAGCGTTGCTCTAAAAGCAACTAAAGGTAAATAATATGCAAGCAACGATGAAACCGCCCACAGGAGCTGACATACTCAGCACGCTGATTATGCTCTTGGAAGAACAGGAGCAACTAAAAAT